GTCCGGTTTCGGCGCTGCTCCTGTAAAGAACGAAGGCTCTGCTATCACCTATGACACCGCTCAGGAAGCATGGTCTACTCGATACACCCACGAAACCATTGCTCTCGGCTTCTCTCTGACTGAAGAAGCTGTAGAAGATAACCTGTACGACTCACTGTCTGCTCGTTATACTAAGGCGTTGGCTCGTGCTATGGCGTACACCAAAGAAGTCAAGGGTGCTAACGTGCTCAACAACGGCTTCAACAGCAACTACCCCGGCGGTGATGGCAAAGAACTGTTCAGCAACGCCCACCCGTTGGTCAATGGCTCTACGTTGTCTAATGTACCTTCCACCCCCACTGACCTGAATGAAACTTCTCTTGAGAATGCTGTCATTCAGATTTCTCTGTGGACCGACGAACGCGGCCTGCTCATCGCAGCAAAGCCGAAGAAGCTGATTATCCCACCGGCTCTTCAGTTCGTTGCTACTCGTCTGTTGGAAACCCAGCTTCGTGTTGGCACCACTGACAACGACGTGAACGCTCTGGTCAACAACGGCTCTATTCCGGGCGGCTACAGCATCAACCACTTCTTGACCGATACGAATGCTTGGTTCTTGCAGACCGACGTTCCTAACGGCCTGAAGCATTTCGTTCGTAGTGCACTAGCTACCTCCATGGATAGTGATTTCGATACTGGAAATGCTCGTTACAAGGCGAGGGAGCGGTACTCGTACGGTTGGAGCGATCCGCTGGCTATGTTCGGTAGCCAAGGCTAAACCCAGATAAATCAAGGGTTTGAGAGGGGGCTTCGGCCCCCTTTCTTTTTGTCTTGACACTCCCCAAAAAACCTAGTATAAGAAAGCTAAATCTGGGACTTCTTATTTTGCCTGTCAGACTGGCCCAGCAGACTAGCACACGATTTCAGGCGCAAGTGCACGAGGAAATTCAATGGCTTTTTCAACATTCTCTGGCCCCATTCGCTCTGGTACTGTTCGATATGGCACGGGCAACAATACGGGCGTTGCGGTTCTTACGCAGGCTAATGCTCTCGGCTTAACCTCTTCTGTCCCTTGCATCCTCCCCGCCGGTGCCCAGATTCTCGACATCTTTATTGATGTAACCACTACGTTCACCACTGGCGCTACACTGGCTGTTGGCGACGGCACTACTGCTGACAAATACGTAACCGCTATCACTACACCTGCCGCTGGTCGTCAGGCTATTACGTTCACCGCAGCGCAGCTCACGGCTATGTCTAACATCGGTACTACTGATGTGCCTGTTACGATTACTATGGCTGGTACTACTGCGATTGCCGGTGCTGGATATATTACCGTCGTATACGCACAGAAAGCTAGCGATGGCTCACAAGACCCAGCAACTCCGTAACTAGAGGGCGATAGTCATGCAAACTGATGTATTGTCAGCAAGCACTACGTCTACTGTTAATCTTGTACCTTATCGGTGCAGGGTGAAAGGTATTTGGTTGAGTCATGGAGCTACGGCTGGAACGGCTGTATTTTATGACTCTGCCACTACCGGCACGTCAACTACGAACATCACGATAAATACCGCAGCCGTGTTGAATGATGGGTACATCCCCATTCCCGGCGAAGGAGTGTTGTTTGAAGAAGGCGTATACGTAGTTCTTACCAATGTGGCGAGTGCCACCATATTCTATGCATAGCTATGATGTTAGAACCACAAGTGATAGTAGACGCCGTTATAGCTATAGTAGGAGCGCTATTTGGTTGGTTGTTCAAGATGGTCTGGGATGCTATTAAAGAGCTACAAAGAGACATCAAAGACACCAACCAAACGATCCATGAAAGCTACGTTAGGAAAGACGATTACCGTGTTGAGATTGCCGAGATCAAAGGCATGTTCAACCGGATAATGGATAAGCTGGATGGCAAGGTGGACAAAACATGACTCGACACTCACGCGGTGTTTCCGCAATTCAAGAAAAGGCCAGAGGTAACAATATGAAAGCCAAAAATGTTTCTATGAAAAAAACCAAGATGTCTGTCAAGAAGCCTATGGATAAGGCTAGTCTTGGCCCCGCTATGAGCGCAGGTGCTATTCCGGGCATGAAAATGGGTGGCTCTTGTAAGGGCTACGCTAAGGGCGGCTCTATTGATGGTGTCGCTAAGAAGGGTAAAACCAAAGGCAAAATGTGCTAAGAGGGCGCTATGGCTAACAGACCAAATTCGACAAAATTTTCTGAATATCCCCCAAAAGGGTCATCTATTGACACCGCTGAACTTAAGCGTTATCGGGATAGTAGCTCAGCAGATAGGATTAAAACCCCCGCTTTTAGCGAGGAGGCAATATCCAAGCCTAAGCCTAAAGTTAGGGCTAAACCTGTAGCAGCATCGAAACCAAAGGCGCGTTCTCGATCTTCTACCGATAGTTACGACCCTAATCTTGACCCTTCTGTTGCTGTAGGTACTACTGCTCGTGCTTCTATGGGGCCATCAGGTATGCGCTATGAAAACGCCCCGCGTGGGCAGACTTTCAAAAAGGGCGGACCTGCCAAAAGTCGTGGTGATGGCATAGCGCAGCGCGGGCGTACTAAAGGGAGGATGCGGTAATGGCAGGGGGAGGACAGAATATAGGGCAGATGCTCACTCAGCAGAACCCAACGGGACAGTTTAACACGCAGTCTAGTTACAACAATTTTGCCTCCCCCAACCAGAACTTCATGCAGTATCCACAGCAAGGGCAGCCTAATCAACCGAATCCGCCAGTGCTATCTAACCAGCCGCCCCCCGTAGCAAATGAAGGAGGCCCTGATACTGGGGCCTCTTACCCTAGTATGAATACGGGCTTTGATGGTAGTGGAAGCGACAGCGGCGTAGGGGGTCAGCCTGTTAATCAGATGCAATCGCCGTTCCAAAATCCTCAGCAGCAAGGGAACAAGCCTATGGGGTTGAATCAATATCGCCCACAGCAAGGCCTGCAAATTCAGGGCAATCCTACATCCTCATTTGTGCAAAGACCTCAACAGAGATAATTATGGCTATTGGTAGCGTACCTTCATCAATCTCTCGCTTCGGCAAGTACGAACCTTTTGAGCTGCAAGTGTCTCGTGGTCAGATTACAATGCACTCTACGGTGTATAAATTCGGCTATTCCGCTGTTATTGATGGTACTGTTTACCCTATATGGAATGTAGCAGCTAATCGCATATATCTGACTACCGCTGCAACGATGATGGTATCATCGAGTTCTGCTAACGACGCTGCACCTTCTGGTACGGGAGCGCACACTGTTCTAGTTGAAGGTTTAGATCAAAACTACAACCCTATCTCAGAGCAAGTCACGCTAGCAGGGCAGACCGCAGTACCTACAACTAAGGCATACCTGCGTGTAACAGGGATCACGGTTATTGATAAAGGTACGAATGGCGGCAATGTCGGCACCCTTTATGTTGGTACAGGTGTTGTCACTGCTGGGGTTCCAGCCGTTGTGCATGAATTGGTACCCATTGGTTTTAACAAAGAAGCATCTGGAGTTTACACCGTTCCCGCAGGCTACACGGCCTATTTGAGAGTAGGTGGGTTATCAGGGCAAGACAATGGCGCTGGATACGTCACAGGCCGGTTTGTAGTCAGTAACCAAGGTTCACCATTCATAACATCAGCCGTAACAGTGTTTGCCACAGGGCAGGTCAACTATGACTTCCCTTATCCTATTGCTATACCAGAGAAATCTGATATAGAGGCTAGAGCAATCACCTCTAGTGGTACCAATACAATATCCTCTTATTTTGGTATGATCCTCATTAAGAACGACGGGCAAACCTAATGGCTAAAGCAATCTGGGACAAACCAAGACCGAAAGGGTTGGACAAACCAAAGAAACTAAGCTCTGCTAAAAAGGCCGCTGCTAAAGCTATGGCTAAAAAAGCAGGTCGTCCGTACCCTAACTTGGTTGATAACATGAGAGCAGCGAGGAAGAAATAATGGCTAAAAGTCCCGCATGGCAACGCAAAGAGGGGAAAAATCCTGCCGGTGGCCTCAACGCAAAGGGTCGCGCTAGTGCTAAAGCGCAAGGAATGAACCTAAAACCTCCTGCACCTCATCCAAAAACTAAAAAAGATGCTGGTCGTAGAAAGTCTTTCTGTGCGCGTATGAGCGGTATGCCGGGGCCTATGAAAGATGAGAAAGGTAAGCCGACGCGCAAAGCGTTGTCTCTAAAAGCGTGGAATTGCTAAATGGCTACATCAGGCACAGCGGATTGGACTCCAGATATTGCAGAGCTTATTGAAGAGGCTTACGAACGCGCTGGTGTTGAGATCAGAACAGGCTATCAGTTCAAAACAGCTCGCCGTAGCTTGAACCTTTTGTTTCAGGAATGGGCTAATCGCGGGCTGAACCTGTGGACTATAGAACAGGGCAGCATCCCATTAACTGTAGGCACTGTATCTTATGATCTTCCTGATGATACTGTTGATCTTGTAGAGCATGTTATTCGCCAATATGATGGCAGCCAGTCACAGCAAATCGACTTGCAAATAACGCGTATAGCTCTGCCCACATATGCGACTATACCTAATAAGCTCGATCAAGGCCGTCCTATTCAGCTATATGTAGATCGGCAAGCGCCCACTCCTGTAGTCAAAGTATGGCCCACTGCTAATGTGCTTGGGTATACGTTAGTCTACTGGAGGCTTAGACGCATTCAAGATGCGGGCCAGCCGGGGTCTAATACAGTTGATCTACCATTCAGATTTGTGCCTGCTATTATCGCGGGGCTAGCATACTATCTAGCGCTAAAGACTCCTGAAAGCATGGACAGAGTAGGAATGCTAAAGCAGATGTATGATGAGGCGTTTGACTTAGCTAGTCGAGAAGACAGAGACAAATCTCCTGTTCGATTCATCCCAAAAGTGGGCTACATAGGGTCTAGTGGGTGGTAAATGCCAAAACGATTTGCGTCGGAAAAGAAGGCATTTGGGTTTTGTGATAGATGCGCTCAACGGTATCCGTTAAAAAAGCTACGCACCTATGTTGTCAAAGGTAAGATAATAAATCAACGGGTCTGCCCTGAATGCTGGGACCCGGATCACCCGCAATTATGGATAGGCACATTTCCAGTTAGTGATCCACAAGCCCTTAGAAACCCAAGACCAGACACTAATCTCAATGCAAGTCGAGGGTTGTTCGCATGGAACCCTGTTGCTACACAGACTATAACATCGACAGTAAATAGTGTTATCATTTCACAATTCGATTCATTCTCTGAAACCTAAAGGGGTTAGTAAGATGGCTAAAGAAAAATGGGAAGGTTCTGCCAAGGACGTTTCTGAAGACAAAAAACTAGCGAAAAAGCACAAAATGTCTTTTTCTGACTGGGAAAAATCCTCTATGGACAAAAAGCACGACAAGCAGAAGTCCATGAAAGGATTGAAAAAAGGTGGTGTGACCACTGCTGAATCTAAGAAAATGGGTCGTAATCTGGCCCGCGTAGCAAATCAGAGGTCAAAATAATGCGTAAATTCAAACCATCATGCTGTGAACATACTGAAGGCAGCGCTGAATATGCAGGTGTGAAATCCACCCCGACTCCGAAGGGGAACGGCTATCCTGTAGAAATTGAAAACAAAAAGAGCGTTGCAGTTAGAGGTACGGGTGCGGCTACTAAGGGCACTAAAGCCTCTAGCAAAATGGGCTAAATAATGGCATTCACATACGCGCAACTTGTCACTGCTATTCAGCAGTACACACAGGTAGACGAGGCAACTTTCGTCGCTAACATCCCTAATTTTGTTCAAAATACAGAGGTTTTAGTAAATAACACTGTGCAGTTGCCCGCGTTCAGGAAAAATGTAACAGGCACTACCACCGCTGGCTTTCAGTATTTGGATGTGCCCTCAGATTTTCTAGCGATGTTTTCACTTGCCGTGCAGACTACAGAGATTGTCGGACTGAATCCGGTAACATCGTATAGCTACCTTCTGAACAAAGATGTGAATTACATTAGAGAGGCTTTCCCTTATCCAGACGTAGATGGCGTCCCACAATACTACGCACTGTTCGACAACACGGCGTTCATTCTCGGCCCTACGCCCGATGATGACTATACGGTAGAACTGCACTATTTTGCCTACCCGCAATCTATTGTTACTGCTGGCACAAGCTGGCTGGGCAATAACTACCCGAATGTCTTGTTGTGGGGTTCTCTGGTAGAAGCGTACATTTACCTGAAAGGGGAAGCCGACCTCATACAAACGTACCAAGCTAAATTCCAAGAAGCTATGGGTCCTCTCAAGCAACTGGGTGATGGCAAAGATAGGCAGGACAACTACCGAGTTACGCAGGTAAGGGATAGAGTGCAATGACCGAAGAAACCAAAGAAGAGCACCAGACTATAGCAGCAGCGCTCAATAGCGTGAGCATCGTAATCACTAATCCTGAGCCAGAAGAGGCTGAGGCTATCGAAGAAGGAATTGACTAATGGCTATCACACAGGCGATATGTTCCACGTTCAAATCTGAAGTTTTGTCAGCTTTGCACAATTTTGCTTCTGTTGGTGGCAACACTTTCAAGATAGCACTGTACACTTCCTCTGCAAATCTTGATTCATCGACCACAATGTATACCATTTCTGGCGAATGCCCCGCCACCGGCAATTATGTAGCAGGAGGGAATACGCTAACGGGGCAGAGCGTTACTTTGTCAGGAACCACTGCTTATATTGACTTTGCAGATTCTACATGGGCTAACGCCACAATATCTGCGGCGGGTGCTCTTATCTACAACTCGACAAATGGTAATCGCGCCGTTGCTGTACTCAATTTCGGCGGCACTTACTCATCTACTAATGGGGCCTTTACGATTGTATTTCCTGCGCCTACCTCGACCACTGCGGTACTTATACTTAACTAAGCTGTGGTCGATGTCGCTGTTGGGATACGAGGATGGT